CTCCCCAAGCTTGAAGCTGGTCAAGTGAACGGTCCGCTACACGACTCGGGTTACCCCCAATGGTGGACAGCTTGAAGCCTTCCGCATTCTTAACCTCTTTCAGTCCATACATCACCATCTCTCGACTCATACCGAAAGGGGCAACCGTGGTTTTATCGGGGTCCGCAATGTTCGTGGAGATATGCTTGTCTTGAATGTTTGTATACTCACGACTCGCAATAACCCCAAGCACGAAGATAGTTGGCTCACCATCCAGCACCAGATGACTTTGATCCCCTGTAGACTGGTACAGTGGAATATTCGACTCAGCCTTGTTAATGGCTGGGTCGTTCTCGCTAATATAGTCAGTCGTCTCGGAAAGGTCGATTGCTTTAAACATTATGCAACAGTACCGTAAGCCGCCATTGCCACACCGTTGGGCTTGATCTCGCCAGAGATAGCGATATGCCCACCTGCTTCAGCCGTCTTAGTAACGCTTGAAATGACAGCAGCAGAGCATGAATGCCCACTGGTTCCATCAAGTTCAAGTTCAAGATCAGTAATCAACTCACCAGCAGCAGGAGGCGTTCCCCCGTCTGTCAGGAAGCCCTCGAAAGTTACCAGCCAATTGTCATGAATGGCCTCATTCTTGGGGGCATCAGAGCCAAACGTCATAAACTCGATCATGTTTGGTGTATCACCGTACTCGAACTTGGTCACTGTGACCCCAGTGCCTGCGCCCGTCATGGTGAAACTTCCGTCTTTACCGCTTGCTAGTACATTAGCCATTTTTAAGCCCCGTAATTGTAGGTAACTGCAACATTCAATAATACGCCGCCAATTGGGGCGATACTTCCATCATCTATTTCAACAGAGGTGATCTTTGTATCTATCGCAAAGCCGCCCCTGTGTCTATCTAAGTAAAGTTTATCACGAACCGCGTCGATAATCTCGTTTCTCGATGTATCGAGTTTATCGCCTTTTACGTACACTTCAAGCGCGTAATTAATGCGAATCGTCTCCAAAACATCGCCGTAAGACTCGATTATCAGCTCTTCACCTGANGTTGTGACCATGATCGCTGGGAATTGCGCGTTGGACAACTCTGAAGGGTCAAAAGATTGGCGGGTAACATGAGCAACCACCGGAGAGGTTATGCCCTCCAGTGTCTCTATAAGATTATCAGCGATATCCTCCCTCATACTACCCTCGCAAGCTCTTTACTGAATATCCGGTTAATGGTCGCCTGCTCTCTATCTGTAATGCCCCACCATGGGCGTAGAGCATGAGTCCAAGCGGCCTTTTTCTTTTCAGCTGACGAGCTGAAGAATAACTTAGCTCGATTGCGGTTAGCCTTCCAGTGTATGGATGCAAGCATTCGGCCTGTGAAGTGATGATTAACTGGGGCCGTCTGTCGCCCTTTACTCTCTCTGTACTCGATGTAATCAGCAGAGTAGGGCTTAAACTTACCATTCAAGCCCTTACCTCTAGCCGTTCTATGTTTTATAGATAGCTCTTGCGCTGCTGCTGCTCTAGCCAGAGCGCGTTTGGTGGCTCTTCCTATGCTGCCTTGCAGCCTCTGGAAAACGCCATTGTCTGAGACGGTAATCTGCATTACCGCACCAATCGACCGTGATGAACGGGAGCTTTCTCGCTATCTGAGACGGTATCGTCCTCGTTAGCGTCATACTCAACCCCATCTCTTAACACGGCCTCGAATTCATTAGCATACTCACCACGATAATGGTTCATCTGCTTTTCAAAGCGATCTTGTTCGTCTGACCACTTTGTTAATTTGGGGAACACATACCAACCCAGCACACGGTACACACCGAGGCGGGTTAGCTGTGCCGGAGTTAATAGAGTGGAATCCATCTCACCTGAATAACCTGTCTTGACGAACCAATCGGCGCGTAGTTGTCGATAAATATCAGCTTCCGCGCGGGCGTGGTCGTCTGCAAAGTCCTCAATCCCGAAGGATTCAAGATCTGGAACGTAATCCAGCAGGTCATTGTCGTTTGATAGTGCCACTCTATTAATCCCTATTTACTACTAAATGCCCGCGTCGAAGTACATCTCAACACCATAGCTATCATCAAGCTCACCAACACCATAAACTGCGGTGGCGTTAAGCTCCCAAGCTCGCAGTGATGCGTTACGCTCTGGCTCGATGTCAATATCTCGCTTCATAGCCAGACCAAGAGCATCAACCGCGAAGATTGCACCTTTTGAGTCGCCGGAGCCATCGACTGCAACATTAGCAGAGGAGAAGATGTTTACCCCGTGAATGCGAGCAACGAAGCCTTCACGCATGGCCTGATTCTGCATGTCACCTGCATTAGGATTGACACCAGCCGCTGTGAGAGAGTTGATCATTGCATACAACTGAAGCGGATTGAACACACCAACCAACTGGCCATGCACCTTAGCGTTACGAAGCGTGGCAACAGCCTGTGCAACGTAATCAACACTTAGCTCTGTAGTGGTAGCTCCGAGTGAAGTAGAGAAGCCGTCAAACAGTCCGATCAGGTCTGTATCGAGCTTAGTAGCTACAGCAGAACCGAGAACAGTACCAATATCAGAGGCAGCGTTACCTGAGCCACGTACCGCCATATCAGTCAGATCAGCGCGTACACCATGCTCACCAACAGCGATCGATACAGAACTGGTAGTCACCTCAGTAGCCGCCATATCAGTACCATCAGTCAATGCAGCAGCGGAAGGCTGGCTGTATTTTGGTACTTGAATGGTGGTACCAGCGGTTGAGCCAATGTCAAAATTCTTGACTAGCCCACGCATGATGGACTGCTCTTCGGCGGTAAACATTGCTTGCGCGATGATCGTGGGGAACAGGTCGTCAAGACTCGTTGCGGTAGTTTCATTTGCCATTGTATTTGTCTCCTAGGACAGTATTAAAAATAGTTTATCGGTTGCCGATTGATTTAGCATATTCAGCTTTTCCGCCTGTATGCCAGTTTGCAACCATATCAGCCACCGTTTTAGCCTTCGGAGTAGAGGAGCCAGCATTTCCGGTTGATCCGGTCCCACCTCCACTTGCTTTAACAAAATGGGGGTTTGCTGTTAGGAATTCGCCCACTAATTCAGACGGTTTCATCAAATCACCATTTTCACTATAGCGGGGGTTTCCACTTGTGTCAATAACTTCAGCCACTCCATCACCATTGAGGCGTAACTGGTTACGAATCAACGAGGAAACCTGATCTGGGGCAATAGCATTTAGGCTGCTTGCTGCTGTCAGGATCGCCCCATCGATTGATGTTTTTTGAATCTGTGCCTGTAGCGCGGCGATCTCTGTATCTTTCTTCTCGACCGTAGTTTTCAGAACCTTGTCAAATTCCCCGCGCTGTTTCTGCTTGTCAATCTCAGCAGCCTCTTTATCGCTCCGCCACTGCTTGTACTGGTCTACATCAACATCAGCGTACTTCGTATCGTACTTTTTACGTTCACGGTCTAGTCGTTTACTGACCATTTTATCAACTTCGGTCTGCGTGAATGTTGCTTCTGGTTCCTGATTTTCCGTATCAGTGGACGTGGTCACTTCGTCAGTCATTGGTATAGCTCCTCTTTCGAGTGGTTAAAAATTCTATTCCTTGCTCATGCTTTTAATCATAAGCTCGTTTGTTATGGTCTCCATCAACATAGAAACCATCCCCTCTTCCTCTTTCTCTACATGCCTAGCGAACTCACTAGCCATCTCTATAGCTCTATCTGGAATTGGCTTCTGTCTACTGATATTTAATATCGCTTCAAGCGCTGGACTCATGGTGCAACCCCTTTAGTTAGATTGTCGAACACCTTCTTAATCCCTTTATCTACGATGTCCTTTCGCCCCATGTGGTACAGGGTGAAGTTTTCAGCGAACCACTCTTTTTCGTTCACGTCCGCGTACTTTGTAGGGGAGAAGGTACGATCCATTTTGCGGGCTTTCTGTACCAGCTCAGAGCCTAGCGTCAGCCCTTGATAACTCATGCCCCCGTATGAGTCGTGCAACTGGTGGCCCATTTCGTGGAAAACCAAGGCGCGAATCTGCTCATCAGGCTGAGAAAACAGCTCTGCACCAATCCAAGCCCTATCCTCTCTATCCCCGTCTGCTGCCCATTTTGTGGTATTTAAACCTGTACTCAACAAGTCTTGTGTATCCATCTTAGCAACCGCACGCCTACGTTTCATTTGCTCTAATTTACTGCGAAGCCTATCAAGAGGCTTACCTGTAACCCCTTTCTCTATCGCGGCATTAATTTCAGTTTCCAGCTCACCGAAACGCTTATGCGCGAAAAGAAATTCTTTTCCACTGCTTTGTATTTTCGCTTTTATCTCTGGCTTCAACGGTCTGGCGTATCGATTTACGACTGATGAGTCAACGCTTAAAATCCCCTCCCCCATAGAAGCAGCGGTTCTGCCTGCTAGATTCTTAGCCCTTACCGCCCTAATCGGCATACCACCCATTTGGACAACTGCGTCTTGCGCGTCCACAATCGCTTTATCAACCACCTCTCTAGCGTGAGGCTCTAGCTTATCCAGCTTGACCTTCCCAAGTAGGTTTTTCGGTTGGATCTTATGATCTGCATACAAAACGTGCTGCCCGTCTTTGTGTGGGTACCTTTGATCTGCCATACCCGCAGCTACTACTGAATCTACAGAGGGGTACTTAATCTTTCGAGCCTGTGGCTT